CACCCCTGATACCGGATACATCAGGGTAAATGGCCAGCCTTATACATATACTGCGCTGAACAGGGCAACCAAGACCTTCACCATCAGTGGTACATGGGGTCAGATTCATGCAATCAACTCACCAGCATGGTGCCCGTTCTTGGATTTGGCGGCATCTGGCACAAGCGTAACCTCTCCCATATTCACTAAGGTGGCTGCGTTTACTGCGCGGGTGAAGGCACGTAAAGGGTCAAGCCCAAGCTCTCTGCAACCTGCTGAAGCTACATTTTCCGTTGATTCTGGCACAGTGGCATACGGCGTAATAATGAACGCAGACGAATAAGAGGTGACTGGTGGCTCTTACTCCAGACTTTGAAAACAGAATAATACTATCCGATGCTTCGATAACCGACATGGTTGCCTTCCACCAGCAGCTACGGGATATTGAAGCATCGGATACCGGATTGATGTACCCGGTCGTCCACACTTATAAAGAGCTTCCTCTCGGTGGTGCTATCTTCCCCGCCGTAGCGTTTGTAAATGGCTGGACGCTGCAATTCCCGGCAGGCAACTGGACAGTAAAGGGCGGCAACCTGACTGCCACAATCAACCCCGTGGCAGGGTGCTATGTTGATAGGACACAATCAGCAGCCTATGCGGTATCAAGTTCACTTGGAGGCAGCAGTGGTCCGACTGCCGAAGACATTGCTACAGCCACCGTGAATATGCTGACAACCAGAGTAATCGAAAATGGCATGACCAACGACGAACTGACCCGCCTCATGGCATCCGTCATACTCGGCAAGCTGACTGGGGCCGGAACCGGAACAGAACGTTTCAGGGATTTGGCCGACACCAAGGACAGGATTACAGCAACTGTCGATAACAGCGGAAACAGGACAGCAATCGTTCTGGATGCTGCGTAATGCTCCAGTCTCGCTACTTTGCAGCCAAGTATTTCAGCAGCAGATTCATGGGGGGGATACCGGAGCATGAAACAATCGTTATCCCCCCTGCCCCATCGGTACAGGCAGCAAAACAAAGTGGCGGCAGAGCATACGGATGGGACGGATGGCAAGACCTATTGAAAGAACTCCCCAGAAGGAAACAACAGGACGAAGAGATACTGGCTGTGCTGTCTATTTTTACGATAACGGAGGATGAAGATGGCTCACTTATTTGATGGCGTACCGCAAGAGATCCGCAGCGATATACTCCAGAAAGCAGCTCAATACGGTGAGTCAGGAAAAGACAAGCAAACGGCACTCTGGTCGGCAGCACAGGACGCTCTACGGGAAGCAATAACTGAACGCAGAGAGATAGCAGACTTAATTGAAGCAAATTGTTTGACATGCGATACAGCAAAATATTAAAGTAGCGCAAATGCAGAAAGCACCGAAGCTGATATATCTGCTCCGCAAGAGCGTACAGGATGAAGCAGCAAGCATACCGGTGTTAAAGAGGAACGACCTGCCGCTCCGGTTTTACTTCAAGGGGCAAGAGGTCACGATAGCAGCAACTAAAAACGGAAACATAGAAGTGACAAAACAACGCTTGGCAGGCTCAAACGTCGAATAGGCCATAGGCACTAGGAGATAGAGCGGTTATAGGCGGCATCCGAGAAGACTCGGGTCCGTCTTTTTGCGTTTAAGGGGCAGAGATGCAGACAACCCATACAGAAGATCAAGTCCTATTTGAACTGCCGGTAGAACTCGAGCTGAAAAAGTCAGCCGACGGTGGACGTCGGCTTGTCAAGGGCTACGCATCAACAGAGAACGTGGACCAACAGGGCGAGGTGATTCTACAGAACGGAATAGACTTCCGGCCTCTGCTGAAATCAGGATTTTTGAATTACGACCACCAGTACAAGACCATCAACGGCGCAAAAATGCCGATCATCATCGGCTACCCTACCCGAGCAGAGATCCGCGACAAAGGACTGTGGGTGGAAGGTGAATTGCTGAAAGGCGACGGTATTTCATCCAGCGAACAGATCAAGCTGGCTGACGAAATATGGGAAATGGGCATGGCACTCCAAAAGGCAGGAGGCAACCGGTCGCTCGCTTATTCGGTAGAAGGCGGCGTCGTCGAACGCAAAGGGAACCGGATTACCAAATCAGTAGTCAGACACTGCGCTATCACACACAAGCCGGTCAATGCCGAAGCCACCGTCGAACTGTTCGCCAAGTCGTTCTTTATCGCATGCGGCAACTGCGACAAGCAAGGAGTCTGTGACTTGGTCGAATGCGACCGACACGCTGATATGAAGAAGTCCATGTCAACAGAGTCGGCAACCCCGCTTATGAAGGAAAACCTCGACAGTGGGATGTCAGGCGTGCTCTACGGCGACCATGACTGCGGACACTTCGACAAGCAGACTGGCAAGTTCACCAACGGTATCAACGGCGCAGTGGAACATCTCGAGAAGTGCCAAGGGTATGACCGGCAACAGAGCGTTAACTTTTTACGCAGGCTGCTACACAACGCAAAGACCAGACCAGACGTGGCAGCTATTATATCACAAGCAGGGTTCGGACAGAACCAATAACAAGGGAGGATTTACGATGAATGATCAGAATCAGGAAGCATACGACAAGGCAATGGAGGAACTCGATCAGGTCGAAAAATCGATGCAGACCGAGCAAGAAGACGAGCTGGACGCACTCACAAAGGCACTGGAAGAAGAAATCGCTGGTGAAGACCTGAACAAGAGTGAAGACGAATCCGACGTGGAAAAGTCCAAAAAAAAGCCACAAGAGTCTGACAAAGATGACGAAGACTGCGAAGAAGACAAAGAAATGGAAAAGTCAGACCACTACGACTTCGACGATGAGCTGGTCAAAGCCAGTGAAGCTTATGCTGATCTCACCAAATCGGTGGAAGACGGCATCGGCGGTTTGTACGCAGAACTCGACGCAATGAAGAAAAGTATGGCCGCACTGATGAACCTGAATATCAAGCAGGCCAAAGTTATCGCAGAAATGGTGAAGTCCCGTAAGGACGACGTGGAAGCCATCAACAAGTCCCTGCAGATCGCAGGAGCTGCTCCGATGGCACCCAACAAAGCCGTAATAGGTCTGGGCAGGAATGATGAATCACCAATGCAGAAATCAGTATCCGATATCCAAGACCAGCTCCTGAAAGCAGTACAGGAAGGCCGGGTGCAATCCCAATACCTGTCCATGTTCGGGACATACAAAAACATTGACATGCTTCCAGAGGAAGTCAAACAAGCTATCGGTTGCTAAAAACCGCAAACTACAAGGAGGAACAGAACAATGGTACAATCTTTTGACCAGATCCTGAAATCTCAGGGCATCCAAACAACCGGCGACGATCTCGTAAAAGCTCTCGCCACTAACAACTCAGGCACAGGCGGTATTGCACAAGGGCCGCTGTCTTTGGAAAACCTAGACGGCGTTATGACCGAGGTATTGGTTTCCGAGCAGCACTTCAAGCTCTACAACTTTCTGCCTAAAGTCCCGAGCGCAAACCCCTATTTCGAGTACAACGTACACAAGGGCTTCGGGGCACGTAGGTCCGGTCTGGGCTTCGCTGAAGGTGGCACCCCTACTGGCGGTCTGTCCAGCTTCCAAAGGAACGGGATCTATAATAAGTTCCTAGGCGTACAGGGCGGTGTTACCCATCAAATGATGGTGTCTGCCCAAAACGGCGGGATCTTCGAAGACCCAAACGTCCGTGAGAATCGCGACCGTACTATCGAACTGCTGGAGCGTCTTGAGCGCGATCTGGTGTTCGGTGACAAGTCCATCGCAGACAACAACGGCAATGAAGTAAACTTCGACGGCCTGCTGACATCGCTGATGGCGCAGAACGCAGCCAACGTTGTCGACCTGCAAGGCAAGCCTTTCGGATTTGAAAACCTCGATAACTCTGCCGAGAACTTCGTGACCAAGGGTAAGCAGGCATCTGTAAACGGTTATACCGCTTTCATGACTGCCCACGTATCCAAAGGACTGAACGCACAGTATGCCGCACGCAACGTGATCCGCAACAACAAGGACGCAGCTGACGACATAAGCATCACCCCCGGCTTCAAGGTACCCAAGTACGAGAGCCAGTTCGGTGACTTCACACTCGACCACAGCATCCTGTTCCAAGAGGTTGACGGGGGTATCCCTGCTACTGCAGCTCCAGCCAACTCCCCTGCAACCCCGGCCATCACCACCCAGCCAGCCACATCCGGCACCACCGGCACTCTGGCAGCAGGCACCTACTACTACACCGTGGCTGCTTTCAACGACGCTGGCGAATCTCTGGGGGTTATCACCAGCTCCATCGCCGTAACCCTCGGCCAGCTGGTGACCATCGTTGTTACCCGCACCACCGGTGCCACCGGCTACCGCATCTATCGCGGCAAGCAGTCAAACGGTTCCGACCACAAGTGGATCGCCAAAGTTGCACAGCCTTCTTCCGGCAACCTGACTTTCATCGACAACGGGTCATGGGTAACAGCTGACGTCAATAACAACGCTGGCGACGGTCTGGTTATCATGATCAAGCCAGATCCAAAGGACATCTGTATCGCTCAGATGGCTCCGCTGATCAAGATGCCTCTGCCGCAAGTCGGAACTACCTTCCCATTCATGCTGTTGCTTTACATCGTCAGCGTGATCAAGGCTCCCGAGCGCATCCGAATCTACAAAAACTGCGGTACCTACGCTACCGGCAACACCACCGTGGATTCATCTAAGTAAACTGTAGTGCATGTCGAAAGGGGAGGCTACGGCCTCCCCTAAACAAACACACAAGGAGAACAGTATGTCTAAAACAATCGAATGTGTCTCCATTCATACAGACACGATCAATTTCAGCACTAAAGACGGCGAACAGCGATCTGTTGTTTTTGAAGATAAAGGTGGCGTGGGATTTGCCATGCTGGACGAAGAAGAAGCAGAAGTCCTACTTGGAGGCATTGGCCGTCCAGAATTCTGGAAACCGGGCACTACCGGAGATGCAGTAACAGACGCACTACTGAACGATCCGGTCGCAGCTGCAGCCGCATCCAAATTGTTATCCGGCGAGAAGACAGACGGCAAGGCCACGGTCAAAGAAATTGTGGAACTACTTGAAGCATGTAGCACTCCCGAAGATATCGACGAACTGGTGGCCGGTGACGAACGTAAGGGTGTTGTCAAGGCTGCAGAAGAGCGCAAAGCAGCACTCCAACAACCATAAAGGAGGGTATAACAAATGGCAACCAGAACCACGCAGACGGCACCACCATCAGTCTACGGCGGAAACTTTAACCTGTTGATAGGAGAGTTTAATAAGCTAGTAGCTGAAGTCGAAGAACTGAAGGCCGCGTACAAGGTGCATACCCATAGTGCGGTATCTTCCAAGGCACCAGATGGCAGCGCAGGTGCAGGATTTAACCAGACCATGATTTTGCCTGAAGCTCAGAAGGTAGGCTAATGGCACTCACGGGAATAGCACTATATCTGGACAAACCAGAGTATTCCCGACTGGAGACGAACCGGTCGGTGGTGAAGGCGCGGATAGTACCAACCCCAACCACCGGCCTCGTTTCCGAAAATGTGGATGTGGTACTCTATAAAAAAGGGGTGCCCATCTATACCACTACCGTTACGTTCGACGGTACATCCGCAAAAGGAACGGTCGTCGAGATCGACCTTAAAGAGATCAAGGATGCCAGCGGCACAACCCATATCAACCGAGGCAAGTACACCCTCGAAGCGAATCAGGGCAGCATCAAAGCAACCGCGATGGTTTCCGTGGTACTTATTACCGCCGTTGAGATGCGAAGGACGTACTGCCAAGGTCTGCACCTTGTTGCAGGTTACAAACTGGCACCCAAAAAACAACCATCGGTTGTCACTGGTGTATGGATAACCAGCGTGTCCAAAAACACAAAGACCGGCTTGTCAGCACTGGTATACGATAACACAGCCAAAACCCTTGCATGGGGGGGCGGCACAGCAATACCACTGAACGACAGCAGCACCAGCGAAATACTGCTCGATGCAAAGGGTGGATATATTGAGGTGGATATTGACCACTTCAATCTGCCCGACGCTGACGCAAGTGAGGCCATCCTGATCGACCAAGAAGACCTTGACGACGACTTTCTGCATAGGGAAATAGAGAAGGCAACACAAGAAGTAGAAATGGCTCTCAAAGTGCATTTGGAGCCGACTCGGATAGCAACCGAGCCGTTCTACTCGTCACCGGAAGACGGCGAGTATTTCGACCAGTTGGCAGCTCCCCTCGCCTACTACGAAAAAGACTTCAACATGCGCGGCCTGTCTTGGCAGCTTAACCTGCCGTACCACCAAGTCAACAAGGTCACGGACATCCTCGGGTACGTCGGAAACAGTAAGGCACTCACGATTGAGAGCGGGGCACTGTCAGTAAACCGTAAGTCGGGAGTGGTCAACGTGCTTCCATACAACAGCCAGTACAGCGTCTATTATACTTTTTTTCTCGCTATCAGCTTCTGGGGGCCACGGGAGTTTATACCTGACTTCTGGCGGTACAAAGCGGAGGCCGGTATCGAAGAGACCACACCCGGAGACATCCTGAAGATGATTGGATATACCGCTGCCATTTCAATTTTGATGACGGCAGAGCAGGCATACCGGGCAGGCATCAACAGCGAAAGCATTAGCAAGGATGGTGTAAGCCGCAGCGTTTCGTATAACTCGAAGGGGATCTACGATTCTACCATCCAAGAGTACAAGGAATGGTTGAAGACTAATACACCAAGGTTCCGTAATATCTACAGAGGCATCCCAATGGTGACACTATAATGCCTATTCCAGTAGATGCCATAGATCAGTTTACCATAGAAGAAGGTGAAGAGGTACGACACCTGATCGGCATGCGCTGCTGGTGTCATGGGCCAGACGGACAGCCGGACCCCAACTGTACACAGCATGAAGCAGGCGGTTGGGTGTTTACCAGCGAACAAACCATCACCGGTCTTGTCACTGATATCAGCCAGAACCAAGAGCTGATGGAAACCGGTGTGTTTATACCCGGAGACTGCGTATTCTCGCCATATTCGGAAAACATTGTATCGGAAGGTGACAAGATCATCTTTACTTGGCCGCTTCCGTTCGGGCAAGGCGATCCGCTGGTAAGAGGTACAGGCACAACGGACCGGCTGTACTACGAAGGAGTGTCCGGTCTGGCATGCATCGACGAAACTAAAATATCCTACCTGTCGGGTATTGATTACCGCATCTTCGGCAAAAACATTGAATGGTATTGGACAGGCAAACCAGCCATAGGCAAGGCACCGCTTGCTGGCAAGCGATACACCGTGAAGTATCAAGCCTACATCGAGTGGCTTGCCTTTGTACCACCGGTCGCCAGAATCAGTAAAGGTGCAGACATGGGCAACAAGGTCATGCTCCGCAAAAAGCATTTGCTGGAACACCCATGAACGACCTCGCCAACCTGACCGCAGCGGTACAGTCGGCAGCAGAATACGTTCAGGCAACATGGCAACAGGCGGTGATGGGTAGCGAGACAATACCCGGAGCCAAACCGGTTAATCTCAACATAAATCTGCGGCGACTATACGCAGACAACATCATCACAGACAAACAACTGGCAGGCATGGGCAGCGTAAGCCAGAGAGTAATAGCCACAAAGAAGATAGCCGAGCAACTGGAGTACGGCACCGGACCGTGGGACATGAAGCCGATGCTTCTGAACGGACCGAAAGCCAGAGTCGGCAAAAACGGCAAGTACAACATCATCCCGTTTCGGCACGGCACCAGTAGTAACCATGCACCAGACAGCAACTTCAAAACCATGCCACAAAGGGTCTATCAGCAGGCAAGAGACCTGAAAGCCAGCGTAAAAACGGCCAACGGCATGAAGTGGGGCGGCAGGCTACCTGCGCAAGGGCCAGCCGGACATAATCCTACCAGCGGATACCAGCACAAAAACAACAAGCATGAGGGTATGGTCAGGATCGAGAAGACCTATGCCAAGGCTACGCAAAGTCAATACATGACGTTCAGGGTAGTGAGTGAGAAGTCAGACCCAGGCAGCTGGATACATCCCGGCTACGAGGCACACAACATAACCAGAGCTGTGACAGACTACTGCAGACCAGCAGTCGAAAAGATGATTCAGGACGCAGCAGAAGCAGATATCCAACGAGTAATCATTAGCATGGGGATGTGATATGGGTTTTCCTAACGTCGATATATTCCTTACCGCAAAGTTGATCGAACGGTTTAACGAGCTGAAAGCTGATCCTACCTTCATCATACCAGATCTGTTCGATGATTTGTCGGCTGCAGAGCAGGTAGAGATCACCGACTATATCCATCGCAAGAACTTCACCGACGATCTCAGGGAGCGCACCGACAGCGAAGTCTTTATCTTTCCTAGCTACCCCATGTTCACCGTGCCATTGCCTCAAATCGGGATCAGCCTCGGCAACGAAGACACAGACGAGAAGTTTCTGGACGATGTGGTAGGCACAGCCACCCCCTATCCAGACGCGGTGAACACTACCCATTGGGACATACCAAAAGGATATTGGGCAAAATCAAATTATCAGACAGACATTGTATGTACCACCAAGGATGAAGTAGTATGGCTGTCAAGGATTGTGCAGCGGTTTATCATGGAAGAACTGGACACGCTTGACCAGATCGGTGTCAAAGAAGTAACCGTATCGCTGCAAGATACGATGATCAAGACAGAGCATCAGCCTACTACGGCATTTAGCAGGACACTGCGTATCGGCTGCAAGGTAGCTAATACATGGACCAAGCGGATACCAGTCAGTACATATGCACAAGGTAACAATTTGTATTTCCAGTAGCGCATATTACATAAGGAGGTTCCAGTGGCAAAAGCACCAGAAGAAATAGTACAGGAAGAGCCAGCAGGGTTCCCGGTGACATTGGAGGAGTTCTTGACAGAAATCTCCAGAGCCAAGACCGAGAGCAAGGCCGGATTCAGGATGGTGTGCAAGCAATTTGGCATCATCGGAAACAAAATGAGGGACGAATGGCAAAAGCTGTTCGACCTGTATACATCCAAACCGATAAAAACATCATGGGCCGAATGGCAGAAAACAGGAGGTAGATAACAATGGGAAAAGGCGTCCTCTGGAACGGTAAATATTACCTGATTCCGCAAGCATCCTCTCGAATCGACTCGTCTACATTAGCAAACAGTCCGCTCGGGGGTGCAAACAAAGTGGCTATTATGGCAGAAATGGTCGGTCTGGTCCCGCCCGGTACTGCCGTGAAGGTGAATAGCCCGTCACTGGTGAACCAACTGATTCACCCTTCTTCTTCGGAAGCTCGACTCGGGGCACGCCTGCTGTTCGATCCTTCACCGGGGGCACAGGGTGCAAGCGAAGTGTATCTGGTTCCGGTCAACCCGTGTACGGCCGCAGCAGCCACATTCAGCTCTGCCCTGACACTGACCACGTTCCTGTACGGCGACACCGCAAATCAGGTGAAGGCCAAGCTGGAGGCAGGCACCAACATCGGCAAGAAGCTGACCGTTGCATATCTGGAGAACACTGAGACCTTCGATGACATTTCAAGAAGCTCTTTCAGTATCGTATATACCGGTACCAGCACCACCGCAACGTTGACCATAAATACCACCGGTGCCGTGCATAAGCTGTCTACGGTATGTGCCGGAGCAACAGCCGATAACATCAACATCGATCTGAATGTGTACGACACCATTCAGTCGCTGGCCGACAAGATCAACAGTACCGGCAAGTATACATGCACTATCTTGACTACCAAGCCAAAGGATGAGTCAACCCTGCAGCTGGACGGCCAGACCGCCGTTGATATCAAGACCGCACCAGTAATCTGCAAGAGCGACCTACAGGCAATCGTTGATACCGTTAACAAGCTTTCCGGTTACGTTACCGCTTCACGGGTAACTGACGCCACCGTTGTTCCGGCAAACGCAGCATGGACATACCTGACCGGCGGGTCAGACGGAGTGACCACCAACACTACTTGGCAGACTGCACTGGATCTGCTGAAGACGATGAAGATCGACCTGATTGTCCCAATCAGCGACGACGCAAGCATCCACTCGATGGTTGATGCACACTGCGTCTATATGTCTGGTCCAAATGGGAAGTCAGAGCGTCGTTGCTTCGTCGGGGGGGCACTGCAGAGCTGGAATAGCGAAGCAAACCGGATGACCGCGATAGCAGCACTGAAGACCGCCGTGGACGGACTGAACAGCGACCGTACCATGCACGTCGGACTCGGCTCCAAGCATTACGATGACAACGGCGACCTGCAGCTGTACCCGGCATACATCACCGCTTGTATGTACGCAGGTCTGGCCGGAGGCTCAAGCCCGGTCGAGCCACTTACCCGCAAGTACCTCCGCACCTACGGTCTGGAAGTAAACCTCCGTATCAGCGAGATCGAGACCCTGATGGAGTACGCGGTAGCAGTGCCTATCCCAGACGCTGTTCAGGGAGCAGGATACGTGATCAGCCGTCAGCTGACCACTTGGAACCAAGACGACGACCTATACCGGATCGAGTTTTCTGTTGGACGGGGGGCAGACTACATTGCCAGAGAGATCCGCAACCGCCACGAACTGCTGATCGGCAAACCGGGCACCGAAAGTCTGGATATTACCATCGTCAACCTGACTAACGCAGTGTTGGAAGCAGCACGGCGTGAAGAGTATATCCGCAACTTTGATCCTAAGCAGACACAGCTGCGAGTAGACGGCACCATTCGGTACGTTGACTATTTCGCTGAACCGATCCTCCCGGTGAACTGGATTTTCAGTACCTATCACCTTGAGCCTACCAAGTTCAGCATCGGCCTATAAGGAAGGAGGACCATAGCAAATGAAAAACACCAGCAGCGGCAACCGAGTGTTGCTTAAAATCAAGGGCGAGACCATCGGGGTCTGCCAGAACGTTTCCGTGGACGACAACTTCGACCTGCAGCCGATTACCGGTATTGGCGATGTCGAAACCCAAGAGCATATCGTCGGCCACATCACCCACAACATCAGCGGGGAGAAATACTTCGTCGCAGCCGATACCCTTCGCAAGCTCGGGTTCGTCCCCACCAACGAGGATTGGCTGACCGCACCGGAACTGGAAGTTGAGATCATCGACACAGTAAGCGGTACAACAGTCGAACTGTACACCGGCTGTAAGTTCAACACCCATAGCCGTCGTTACACCGCGAACCGTGTTACGGGGGAGAACTTCGCAATCATCGCACGGCATAAGTCTACCTAAAACGTAGCGTATATCTTAATGGGGAGGCTCCGGCCTCCCCTACTCTATCCAAGGAGAAAATATGAACACCCATACCTTTAGCGTGGAAAATGTCATCAACCAAAGCACCGGCAAGGCTTTCGGTTCCAAATATGCCGGTACGTTCTCTATCCGTCGCCCTTCCCTGTTGGACAAAAAGAACATCGCTCTGAGAGACGCAGTCAGCATGTCAGCAGCAGGAGACTTGGAGCTATCGCTGGTTAACGATGGTACCAGACTGGTGAGCTATATCTTCAGCTTCGTAGAAACTGTAGCCGAACAATCCCTGCCGGAATGGTTCAACATGGCGACCATGTACGAGCCAGAAGACGAAGACGCCGTACTTGCGGTATGGGCGGAGGTGGGCCGCTGGTTGGATACGTTTCGATCCAAAACAGTTGGGGAAATTTGCCAGTCGGGAGGCAACCAG